CAGACTTTCTATTTTTATCATCTGATATTATCCTAAATCTTAAAACAACAGAATTGTTTTCAGTAACCTTTCCCAAAGAATCTTTTTTAATAATAACATTTTTTATTCCTTTATCTGGAGTTTTACTCATGGTTAAACATCCAATACAAATCTAAACTCTATGTAATTGGTTGTGTTGGCTGATTTTATAATTGGTCTTGCCTGAACATTTTTAATTACAGAGTAGCCAGTTAGACCGTACAAAGAGTTTGTTGATGTAGTGTTTTCAAGCCTTATTCCGTCTAGGCATACATAAAAAGAATCCGATGGAAGATTATTTTTAGTAACACAAGCATAAATTTTTACAGAGGATACATCTGGCCAGTTAAATCTCAAACTTTTGTCTAACTCTTGAAATGTTCTTTTTGCTACGATATATCTATTATTTGCAAAGTTGTGCTTGTCTTCTGATGTCCCTTGTGCATAATTAATATCATCAATGTCAACTACAAACTTTGCATGCTGAACAGTTGAATTAGGTCCAGTATGAGAAAACTCTACTAAAATTTTAACATTGTCTGGAACAGTCAAAGAGTTTGCCACCTTGCTAACAACAGAAAATGCTAACCTTAATTCATCCAATGGGCTATTTTTACTAAAATCTGACGATGGATTATCTAAAACTATATAGTCTGACTCAGTAAGTCTAACCATGCTCCCCTGTTGATCATATAAAAGATTTGAAGAATCACCCCTAAGTGCTACAATATTATTTAAAAATCTACATCTTTCGTTTCTATTAACTCTATCTGTTTGGGTAAAAACTCTATTGTCTGCATTTGTAGAAAAAATCTTTGATGTTTGATTTATCGTTCCATTATTGCTATCTCCGTCTAATGGACTATATTGTACAGGAATGTCTATTGGAGAGGCTCCATCAATGCTATACCGCCAATTATCCGTATCTGCAAAAGAATAAACTACTCTACTATCGAATGATCCAGCCACTGGATTTGAGCCTGCAGAAAAAATGCCAACCTCAGTAATCTCATATCTTTCTTCCGTGGGCAGTTCTGCTGTCAGCACCACCTTTGATAAACCATTTTCATTTACAAATCCCCTAGAAATAATAGGGGCACGAAACATTTCAAAATCTAAAGACTCTTTATTTTTTAATATTGTCAACTCTTCAGGGGGAAACGTATAATCAGAAACAACTGGCTTGGCTCCACAGCCTACGGCAATATGGGACGCATACGATGGCGTCTGCCCAACAAGGTATTTTGCTAAAAGATTTTTTCCTATATTAGTTATCATTGGCTGCTCCCATAGTATATTGTATCATCAAAAATGTTTCCAGCGGTCAATATTTCTACTTCTACCTGCTCATTTTCTTTCATATTTATAAGATTAATTACAAGGTCTCCAGTGATTGGATCTATGTATATAGACTTACAGTTTGGCGTTTTTATCCATTTGGTCTTATCTGGCTCGTTTGGATTACTCACTGGTGGTGCTATGTCATATCCAGTACCGCATATTGGAAGACGATCAAAAATAGAAAGTGACAGTGACTTAAAATAAGAATCTGCCGATTGAAGCCTTAAAACATTATTTGGGTTGTACTGTAAATACAAATCTGTTAAATTTTTAATTGGTGCATATATAACCTTTTGACCATTTATTAGGTCATGTCTAGAAATTGTTGCAAGTTCGTATCCACCAATATCTTCAAAAATTAAGTCAGTCATTATCTCTATTGACATTGTTTCGTCATTTGATAATATTAAATCTGGCGTTGCAATCTTAACACCGTCATCGTTATTTTTTGGGGATGGCTCTGGTATTGCTGCTACAGCAGAAAGATAAATTGGGTCTACAGAACTAATTGGGCTTGACATTAAACCACCTCACTTAAAAATAAAGTCATTGAAGGACCGTCAGAACTTCTTGAGAATTCAATATTATAGACAACAAATCGATTATTTGGATTTGACGCCATGCTTATATCGTTCTCTTTGTAATCTACGCTAACGATGTCTCCTAGTTGTATTGTTGGAATTGCAAATATTTGAGCCCCAATAGATCTTCTAGGCTTTGCTATTTTTTCAATTAGCCATTCCATTAAACTGTTTGCTTCATCTTGAGACTGTATATATGTTGTATCTATAGCAAAATCTTTTTTACCGTAGGTCATTCTGCTAAGTTTAATATCCTGATAGTCTTGTTTAAATTTATATGGATTTGATATAAGTTTATCTGCAACAAACTGTGGATTAGAAACAAGACTGTTCTTGTTAAAATATTCATCAACTGTAAGATTGTTATCAGACTGTTGAGTAAATGTAATTCCCTGAATTCTCAAATAGTTTCCGCTAGTTTCATCTAATGACAAAGGTGCATCGGTTGTATTAAAAATTAAAAACTCTGCTCCGTAGGACCCTGCTCTAAAACCAGATACTGCATAACCTTTCATTTTATTAAATGTTGGAGAAATTTTTGCACTAAGTGCTGGATATGCTTTATCGTATTTAAAATTAAATGCTGCCAACTCTCTCATAATGCTTCCAAACTCTTCAAAGTAGATATCATATTTTGGTGGCTCAGAAGAACTAATACCAGTTAAATAAGTATTTTGTATTAAACCACTAATTGAATATTTTCTAAACGACTCGTTAGCATCAATCTCCGTATCTCCAAAAACAGAATTAACAGGGGCACCAAGTTTAAATGATGTGTTCTGTGCATAGTTGTTACATAGTGCATACACATTTTCAAACATTGCTCTTGATGATCCTCTAGTAAATAATGCCATACTTGAGTATGCTGGAAGTGGGTCTATATCGTCTACTGTCTTTATAACTACTCCATTTAAATATAAATAAAATCTTCTAGTTGTTCCTATATCCTCATATTCTACTGCTAAGTCATATACCGTCGGATTTTCTTCAGCAAAACTTCTTGATTGGCCTGTAAACTTTCCGTCATCTACTGTGATTTGTCCCAAACCATCCCAAAGTTTAACGGGAACTGCAGATCCATTATTAGACTTTATTTTATAAAAAAACACATTGCTAACGCCTTGTTTTTCTGTGTCTGATAGTTTGCCCAATCCTAGCGCTGCTATCTCAAAATAGTAGCCAACGTTTGTAATAGGATTAAGCATTATGGCGATGCCTGCAGAACCCCCAGAGATATTAATATTTTTATCTGGCGTAGTTCCATTCACTACAAAATATGTTGAAGATCCGTTGGAGGTTTGTCCTCTATCTTGATTATTTTCTATCTTGCCAACAATTCTCATTCTTGTTCCAAAATGTTTATATTTTTTATTTTCTAAAGATTTGTGAACATAAGAAATAAAGTTTCTTGGTTTTTCCTTTGTTGTAAAATTTGGACCAGTTAAGGATAAAGCAGAAGACTGAATTGATCCAGGCTGTTGCTGGGTTTGTGTTGTTATTTCTCCAGTAAGTGTTGTAGAGAAAAAGTTTTTTATAAGACCAGTTCTTGTAGAAGTTCTTCCTATGGCATCAGCAGATACGCCTGTGTCTGTTGTTTTGCCTGCAGAAGAAACTGTTGTTGCAGGAATTGGGGTTTTGTTATCAAAAAGATATTCAGAGGACATATAGCATCCTTTAACATTGTCGTCAGACTTCCAATAATCAGATATACCAGCAGTGTGCTCTACCACATTTGTTCCAAATTGACCACGACCATGCTTTACTACTGGACCATTTTGAAGTTTTATTACGCCACCCTGCTCAAAATACTTTGGCTCTGAGTAAATTCTTACTAGACCTGTTGGATATATTTTTCCATTAAAAGGCAGTTTAGCAAAATAGTACTGATAATCTTCAATAGAAGTTATCCAGACATTTCCAAATCCAGTAACATTGTGCTGAACGGCATCGTACTTTATAATTTCTCCTTGAGAATAAAAGTACCCATTATATCTAGCAATCCAAAATACTGCTTCGCCTAAACTAAAAGTATTATTTATAACAACATTATTTTTTACAACAGGAACATCTGCAGAAAGGTTTGCATTTAGCGGAATTGCTGTAAGAAGATAAGAAGATTGGGTTCCAATCTCATTATTCAAAGACTTTGTATTCTCAGTTCCAGAAACCTCCCAGAGTAGCGCTGGCTTGTATGTGTAATATCTTTCTTCATCTAAAAGGCTGGCCTGTTTGATAGACCCTATTGATCTTTGAATATGTCTTGGAGTATAGTTAATTACTCCATCATTATATACAATGTTAGACTGAGCAGAAACAGAAATAATGTTTGCAAGTTTAGACTTTTCCAAAGTTTTATTTGTAATTTCTCTATCTTCAAATAAATCATTTGTTCCTTTAAGTGCAAAGGTTGTCGGCCTTTGCTCTTTGGTTGGCATTATGTAGTTTTTGCTCATCATAACAAAATTATTATATTCATCAAAAAACATTGCCGTTTGTGTAGAAACTGCTATGTCTTGAAGAATTTCTGCAACGCTTCTGTCTGGAGGAATGAAAAAATATGGAATTATTACTTCTTTTTCATTGGCTACTCTTTTAAAAGTATAGTTAGAAAATCCAATATAGTCAAGCAAAAGAGAAACTGCGGAACTAACAGAAACTTCAGTCATTAATATTTGTGGCGCTGTCATTGATTCTAAATACCAATATAGATCTCTTAGTGATATTGAAACTCTTTTGCTCACAACATCAGACTTTGGAAATGAGTCAGAGTATAGTGTTTTTATTGGAACCCAATAATCCCAACCATTGACATCAACTATAACTTCATAAAACTTAAACTGTATATGTCTATCTGTATATTTATGAACAATGCTAGAATAATTGTTTTCATTAAAGGCTTGATCATAATCAAATATATTTATTGATCCATTTGAAGCAACGAGTTGTCCAACTGGCAAACCGCTAACTCCAAGGTCAGATGCACTTTTATTTATTGAATAATCCAATGTCTTATCTGATATATTCATTACAAGTCGGGGAGACATTTCTATCAGATCAAATGTTGAGTCTTTCACATTCATTGTATCAACTACAATTCTTATTCCAGAAATATATTCAAACTCCCTATATTGAACCTTACCATCTAATGTTCTTAAAAATTTACTTGGATCTGTTGCGTCTACAACAAAGTTGGTTAGCCTATCTACAGTTTCATCTTGAACATACCACCCATATTTTGGTCTAATAATTGTATAATCTTGACCGTTCCAAATGTGATATTCTCCAATGTCATTTTCATTTTCTTTAATAAGGTACGCATATCCAATTACCGACTCTTTTGGTAAAAATAGTTCAGTTGGATATGTTTCTGCAAATACAAAATTATCTCTCCACTCATCTGGAACAATTAGTCCATAAGCAATTTCAACATATCCATCACTTTTAATAATTGAAGAGCCATCTCTTCTTCTTTTTGATGGATCAAAAGATATAAGGTCTTGCCAATTATTATCTTTTAAAACTTGAATCTTCCACTTGCTAGGAGTTTTTTGATTTAACTCTCCAAAAAATGGATCAGCAAAAGACCCTGTAGAGGATGAAAAAGGACCAAGATTTTCTGTACCCGTATGCGTTTGCATCTTAATAACAATCCTATTTGTAGGAATTTTTTCTTTATAAACAACAAATGGACAAGCGTCTTCAATGTCATACTGAGGCCCTCTTACCTTAGAAGCAATCCCATATTCTTGTCCACCCTCAGTTCTATAGGATGTCCAATATTTAAATATATCATTTTTATCTGGCATGTAATATCTTGGTCTGTCTGCCATAAATAAATTAGGGTGGTGTAGTTTTCCATTTTCAAGAAACACTGCTTTATTAATTCCAGATCTAGGTCTGAACTGATTAAAACAATCCTCTAGAGAGTATAGCGTTTGAAGTTTTTCTTTTTTAGTTAAAAATATTGTTGGCACATCATTATTATCAAATGATCCATCGACTGCAACATCTGCATCTGTTGCCCCAGTATAAAAGTTTCCAGCATCATTAATATCAAAACTTGTAGGTAAAGAAGAGTATATAGAAGATGGTTGTTCTGTACTCACCCTCCATCGATTTCGAGTGTCCGTGTCAGAAATCTTACACTCATAAGTCGCACCTGAAGAAGATTTGCCTATTGCTCCAGCAGGGGAACAAAAAGCCCCTGGGGTAATGGTCCATACCGAACTTATTGGGTTTGGTGTTGAAGTTTGGGTTGGCCTATATCTATAATTACCAACATGTTTTATATTTGTTGGTATATTCATATTCCATTCTGCAGTAATTACCGACTTATTTCTAATAGTTGGAGATGTCTCCAGAAATGTCTGCAGGTCTTTGTCTTCAAACATTATACCTCTTCCAGTGTTACAGAAACATTCCAGTAATCAAACTTGGTTCCTCTTTTTTCAACCGAATATGAAAAATCACTAATAAACATTTCAACTAGTTGATTATATTGCTGGAGATGCTTATACGGCTCTGGCGTACCCTTGAATATTCCTTTTCTATCATATGTAAGAAATACCCAAAATGATCCCTTGTGTGAGTCATACCACTCTAACATGTCTGCTGCTCCTGCGCCTCCGTCTGTTGTGTATGCTTTATGTGGAGACAACCCAGTTGCTGAATTAAAATTTGGAAAATCCTCATGAGACCTAGATGGAATCATGTCCCAACTAGTGCTTATTGTAATCTTGTCTGCAATGTGATATGACCTCATTCGGCCATTAATCATTCGCTCCCGCTTTTCAATTCGCTCTGTCTTAATATCAATAGGCTGTCTGTTGTCATCAGTTAAAAATAAAAACTGGTCAACAAGAGATTCATCCTCTATGCTTTCTGGATCAGTACCAACCTCAAAACCAATTGGGACATACAGTTTTTTCTTTGGGGTTGTTATGCTTGCAGGGTCTTCTACGAGTGTACCAGAATTTTCAGACCACAGCATACCGCTTGGTCTGTTATATTTTTTACGACCATTGACATACAACAGCCTTGGATCTACATCACCTTCTGCCACCTATAGCCACCCCCCTAATTCTTCTATCATCAACCCTCTTGATTGTTGCCATTACTGCTTGTGCAATTTCATCTGGATTTGCATCAGTCTTAGCATTAACTGTTAAGGTATATGTATTATTATACACTGAACCGCTAGACAATTCTCCGTTATTTATTTTTCTCATTGTATCTAGCCCATACGAATCAACAGCATATTTACTCATAATAAACTCGCCTGGAGTTAACATTGCTGGAACTGTATCAGTACCCCTAGCAAATCCACCCATTGCAAATCTTTGAATTAAGCCACCCATGGCTTTCCAGTTTGCAAACTGCGATGCTGCTATGGCATTGCCACCAAACTTCTTAATATCTGCTGCAGCCTTTTTCTTTGCTGCTTCTTCTGCAGCCTTTTTAGCATTTGCTGCCTTTACCTCTGCAGAAAATGCTGCTGCGGAGGCTGCTTTTTGTGCTGGAGTATTTGTTAGTTCGTCTAAATGGGCATATGGAGTGGCGCCCATCTTTTTAATATTTGCATTAACAATTTCTTTATTAAAGGCATCTGCTCTATCCTTCATATTTAATAAATCATTAACATGGCTTCCTGCAGTTTGTCCAGCATTCTTAGTAATATTTGCTACTGTAACAGCATTAGCCAATCTTTGCAAGTCTTCTAAATGAAGCGCTGCAGTTGATCCGCCAGTATTAAGACCATAGTTAAGTGCATCAGCAGTTGAAGATCCTGTACTGCCACTATTATTATTTGTGGTCGCACCGCCAGTATTTGTCGTGTTCACACCCCTAGGCTTGATGTCTGCTTGACTTGCCACACATTCACCTGTGTAATAATTGTAATATGGTCTTGAAGGTCCACATGGCCCTTGTGGTGTTGTAGTTGTTGTTCCCTTATCATCCTGAACACAGTTTCCATTTACCATGCTGAATCCTGTAGGACATGGTTTTGCACCTGTCTCATCCTTAACACAGTTTCCATTTACCATTTTGTATCCTGTAGGACATACTGTTTCGGCATCACTCTTAACGCAGTTACCATTAACTAGTTTAAATCCTGGAGGACATGTAGTAACACCTGGACCTTCATACTCTCCAGCGGGAATGATTGGATCTGTATTTACTGTTTGATTCTTATAGGCAGCAATCAAAGCATTAACAATATTAAGAGCATCTTGCATTTGCTTAACGAATTGTGCGGAACTAACTCTTGCAAGATCAACCTCATTTTTAATTCTTTCCCACGCATCTCTTGTTTTTCCTAATACAGTAATTCCCTCAATCGCTTTTTCTAAAGCAAGTTCGTTAAGTCTTAATGTCTCTCTGTTTGGCTCAAGACTCTTTTGTTCAATATCATAAATTTCGTCTTGAAGTTCTTTAATCCTTCCCTCAATTTCAATTCTACTTCTGCCGTCTTTAGATCTTAGTTGTGACAGTTCGTACTCTCTTGACTTTTCTAAGGCATCTCTTTGTTTTGTTACAGCATCGGCTGCAGACTGCGCTCTCATTTCTTGTGCAGCACGAGCAGCAGCAGCAATGTCTCCAGATGTCAAAGCCTCAGCAAGAGTTAGTTGACCTTTCTGTTGCTGCGATATTGAGGCATTTGCTTTTTCAACTTCATCAAGAGCCTTTAATCTTTCATCATATTTTTCATTTACCTTGGCCTCTTGGTCTTCAATTTCTTTTAAGCCTATTTCCTGTATTCTGATCTGTTCTTGTTTTACGGCAATTAGTTCTTCAGCCTTTTTAATTTCATCTTTTAATTTTTTATTTTCATCATCAAACTTAAATCTTAGCCTTGTTTCTTCTACATCAAACGCTTCCATTGCATTGCTATATCCAGTATCAAATATATCTTGCATTCCTTCAATAGTTACTTGCTTAAGTTTTAATTCAACCCTTGCTTTATCTACTGCCTTCTGAAGCAAATCTTTAAAATCTTTATTGTCTATACCAAAATTAATTAATAAACCTTGTAGTGCAGAACTGTCCATAACTGCCTGGAGTTGTTCTTGTGTCAAACTTTCAAATGCTCCAGTGATTTTTGTTAATAAGTTTGCTCTATCTTTCAACTCTTGCTCTTCTTGTATACCAGCCTCTACAGCGGCATATTCTCTTTTGGCCTTAGTTGATTTATTCCATGCCTTGGTTATCTTTTTTATTTGTTCATCAGACAACTTTTTATTGGCAATTGCTGCTGCAAATGTGGCATCTGCTACTGCTTCTAGAGCAACAGAACCCTCTATACCTGCTGCCTGCAATCTCTTAAGTGCTGCAGTTTGATTGCCTATTTGGTTGGCCATTTTTTGCTGCTCACTAACAAATTCTCCAAGTTTAACAGACTGTAGTGCATCTCCAATGCTCTTTGCACCATCTTTTATTTTTATAATATTTCCTTTTTTGTCAAACTCAAACAACTTACCCTTCTGCTTTTCATATTCTTTAGGATCCATTCCGACTATGAGTTCAATCAGGTCTTCTCCTGCTCCTAGTTTTCTCATATCGTTTTCAATACCGCTAAAAATTTCAATAGTTTTCTTTCCACCAAATAGTTTATTTAGAGACTTGAATGAGGCATCAAAACCTTCTGTAACCTTGATTTGATTTTTACGAACATCTCTTAGGCGTTTTAAAAGATCATCTAATGGAGATGACTTTGGCTTATTTCCACTTCCTTTATTTGCTCCAGGTGCTGGCGCATTTGCAGTTATAGATGCCCCCTCTGTAACAGCCTTAAAGCCTTGCTGCTCTTTATAATGTGCAATTAGTGCAGCCTGAGACAATCCTTTGTACTGTGCTCCACCGTATGTTCGTCCCTCAATTACTGTATTTTCTTTTAGCCATGTCTGATAGTCATCTGTTGCAACAATCTGTGGGTCTGGAACATTGATGACAGAAGCAATTGTAGTTGTATACACCTTTTGCTGGTCTTCTGTTAAAGTTTTAAAGTAATCTTCATTAAATGCATTAGTTCCTTTAACCTGTGGAATAATTTCGTACACCATGGTTGCTGTTAAATCTTTTTTGCCTTCAATGGCGTCAAGCATTGTGTTTAGTTGTTGATAGGCTGCATCATTTTCTGTGTAGTATTTAACCAAAACATTAGACGGTATAACTGCGTTTAAATTGTTTAACTTAATCATATTTTTAGCAAAGTCTAGTGCGTCTGAATCTTCTTCAAATGCTGAAACTTTAGTAATAAATTGTGCCTGTACTGTTTTGTCAATATCTCCCTTAGCGTTAAGAATATTTTGAGCAGCAACACCAATTGATTCAGATGTAGCACCACTAAACTTTGTTATAATATTCATCATCTTTGGAGCAATGTCTTTGTTATCTGTTGCCATCTGAAGAAGTTGTCTAAAAACTGATGGAGGAATATCGCCACTTGCCATTTTTGCCTGAATTAAAAATTCTTGACCTTTATCTATTGCGCCATCTTTACGAAGTTGTCCTGCCTGTGCACCAACAACATCCATGTAAGCAATTTCATTTGGGTTATCTTTATATCTAGCCTTAGCAGCCTTTTTCATTCCACTCATCATTGACTCTTGCATTCCTCCAGCACTGTTGTACTGAGAAACAATATCTTCTTGAATAACTCTTTGTGCTGCTGTTAAATCATTTCTTTTATCAATTAACTTTTCTTGCAATTCATTTGCTTCATTAATTTTTCCTTGAAGTCTTAACTCTTCAACTTTCTTTTCCATATACAAATCAAATGAATCTAGCATTTGCTTATTTTGCTCCATTGCAATTTTAGCATCTACTGCATATGCCGCTCCAAGTTGTGCAGATTGTTGAGTAAATTTCTTTGAGGCAAAATATCCACCAATTGCTCCTGCTGCAGCACCGATACCGCCACCAATTATTGCTCCAACAGCATTTCCAAGAACTGGGACAACGCTTCCAAGAGCAGCACCAAGTGTTGCTCCTATCGCTGCGCCACCTGCAGCAGATGCGCCTATGCCTACCTTTTGCATTGTTTTTTGTCCAGCAAGTTTAGTAATCATGCCAGCATTTTCAATGTTTGACATGTTTGACTGCATTCTCTTTTGATTTTCGGCAATCATTCTTGTTCTAACTTCAAGAGGGTTTTTATCTAAATCCTCTCCGTTTGGTCCAAGAACTTTTTCCATTTGTGCAATAACTTTAAGGCCTATAGACATATCCCCTGCTTCTTTAGCAACATTCATTGCAAGACTTTTTGCCTGATTTACATCCATTGCTCCAGACATTACTGCAGTTGAAAGTTGACTTGTTAAATCAGAAACTGCTTGACCACCCCTGCCTGCTGCATTTTGTTTTGCTATGTTTTCAGTTAAAGCCTTTCCTTCTTTTGTTTGAGTAAAAGCCTCGCCGTATGTTGTTTTGCCTGTTGCTGGACCTAGCATTGAGAATGAATTCTTTCTTCTTAGATCCATTTGTTCTGATGCAGTTACTTTACCGCCAAACTTTGCGATACTTTGAATAGCAGAAGATGATCCTCTAAACTTTTCTGCTTCTTGCAAAACCTTTTCTTGAGCACTATTAAATGCCATTCTTAATGCAATAAATGCTCCAACTGTTGCTGTAAGCCCTGCAATTACTGCCATTACTGGGCTCTTTAGCATAGGCAAAATCATTGAAAGACCCATCAAAGGCATCATTATTTTTTGAGATATCTCCCCGACTTTTCCTGGAGCCATTGATCCTAGCATTGCAATACCAGAAGCAGCCATGGCTGCGCCACCAACACCCATTCCTGGCCCCTTGCCTGCTGCGACTCTTGCGGTCCTCTTGCCTTCTCGCTTTTGAATATAAGACTTAATTCTTCCAGATGGGGTCATTTTTTCTCCATCTTGTGCCATGTTTGCAGCAACCACTGGCTGAGGAACTGGAGCCTGTGCTGCTATCTTACTTAGTCTCTTGTTATCTCTTTCTAACTTTTTTAGTTTACGACGAAGAGATTTTTGGTTAGCATCTATTGGCCCTGTTCCGTATAGAGCAGTTCTAGACGCTGCTGCAGCAGACTGTGAAATAGTTAGACCAATCTTTTGTCCTGTTGACTTAGCCTCTGCTATAGAAGATCTTGCTCCAGCAACTATTGATGAACCTATTGCACTGCTTGATTCTGGAGCATCTGCAAAACCAGGAACTCTTACACCTCTAGGACCTTGAACGATTCTCTTGCCCTTTTTGGGCTTATTCATTTCTCTTGTATCTTTTGGACTACCTGACTTAACGCCTCTAGTTTTTCTTCTTGTTTTTGGCTTTTCTGTTTTTCCATCTTCATCTTCAACCAATTCATCTGGCTTTACTAGAATAGCGTTATGCTTTGCGTGTACGAGTCTCCAGTTAACCTTTTTGCCTTCTTCAAGCCTGTCTATCATTGCCTGATAGTATTTTTGATCTTCTGGTCCAAGATTAAATTTTGCTATTGTTTCTTTTAGTTTTGGTAATGTTCTATCAATTTCAGCAATCATTGCTTTATGGTATTCATCAGGAGTCATATTCTTTGCAATGTCTGCCGTTGCATTTCCAAACCAGAACGGAGACTTTCCTGCTGCTGGGCCTTTAACTCCACTTAAATTCTTTTCTGCCATTTCAAGCATTGATGGCATTCTTTCTGCATAACCTCTTGCTCCAGATGCTCTATCTAGTACACCAGCCTTGCCAACATCTACCAACCTATTTCCGCCTAAGTTTCCTTTCTTTAGGTCGTCATCACCACGAAGATTTGCTGCAACTAGTTGTCTAAAATATTGTTCCCTGCTAAAATTGCCTGACAATTCTTTTGGAGTAAACTTTGGATCATAGGCAGACTCAAGAGCAAACATTGTTTTTCCAGTGTATGGATCCTTAATAACTCTAAGTTCTTGCTTTGGAGCCTCAAGCCCATGAACATCTCTTGCTATTATTGTTGCTCTTTGCTCTGCAAGCGCTGCTCGCAAATCAGGCATTGGCTTTACATAAACTTTTTTGCCGTCTTCTGTTAGGAACACTCCAGAGGCATCACGAGCAGCAACATTGCTGTATCCAGTACCCTTTTCAAGTTGCTTGCCATATGTGGTAATTGGTCTGCCATCAATGTCTTCTGCGGTTAAGCCTTGTAGTGCTGCTCTTGCTTTTTCAAGAAGTTTTTTCCCTGCAGTACCGCCAATCTTTACTGCACCAGTGTCTCCACCAGATCTTCCAGTTTTAAATACCCAGTTTCCGTTTTTATCCTGTACTAAAGAACCATTATTTCTTTTATCTGTTAATGTCCAGTCATTTGGATTTTTAGACTTCTTCTTTCCACTAACTTCTGGTCTTTCGTATGCAACAACCTTGTCACCATCTCGCTTAACATCAAGCATTATTCCTGGGGCTTTTTTAGCAAGATCCTCTATTGCAGAAACAACAGATGGGTTAGTGTTTGGAGCATAAGTTCTTATATTTTTGATAAGATCTTCAACAGCCATTTTCTTTGCGTCATACTTTATAGTTGAAGCAGATGCAGCGCCGATGCCAGCAACAGAGTATATCTTTTCAATTGCTGGTGCAATTCTTGGGTCTCTTGCAAGACCACCCATTACACCTGTTTTAAGATTACCCATTCGTGAGTATATTACTCTGTCACCTATTTTTGTTCCATCTGGAAGGTTTTGCAAAGACAATATTAAGTTTTTACGAATCTTGTTTGTTACTCTTGAAGCCTCGTCTGCGGTTAAATTAGAAGGTGGCTTCATTAACTGAGAAGTCATTGTTTCTACAGCACGAGCCTTTCTTATTTCTGCCTCGTATTCTCTTACATCTAAAGCATTATTTGTAAGTTTCTTGTGAACTTCTTCTGGAATGTCAAACCCAAGTCCACGATATCCTAATGCTCTTTCAATTCCTCTTGCCCCAAGGCTTGTTCGTATATCTCCAAACTGATCAGAAATATTTCTTGTTTGCATTTGCTGTGGTTTGGTTGCATGTGCAAAAACTGTATCTGGTTTAGTTCTTTTCTTTTTAGTTTTAGGAACAGCCGTTCCATCATTAATTAAAGAAGTAATAACTGGTCTATTTGCTGGATCTTGTGCTGCTTGTGCAGGAATAACTGCTTCGCCAGGAGATAGCAATGCTGGGACAATATCGCCTGCACCCATTGGTCCTGGAACTCTTTCAACGCCTGTTGAGTATCTTCTACTTTGTGGGATACCGCCACCTTTTCCACCTCTACCTACTGGTCCAGTAAATCCTAATTGTGAAGCGATTGCCCTTTGATATGCTGCTGCAAGTGCATTTACTGCTGCAGTTTCAGAGGTAAAGGTTTGTCTAAGTTTTTGGTGAACTTGATCTAATGATGCCGCTACTGCAGATGCCTCAAGTTGTTGTTGAGTTAAATAGTCTGTTTGGTTACCAAGTATCTGTGTTGATGAGCCAGCACGGTTAAACGAGGTTTTCATTGTTGCAAATAACTTAATTATATTTGCAAGTCCGTTAGCCAACAGACCGAATGTCATAAGAGCAATCGGTCCAATTGCTCCTAGCGCTACGGTGAGAATAGTTAAAAACTTTTTACTTCCTTCTCCCAGGTTATTAAATTTATCTAAAATCTTAGATGCAAATTCTACAATTGGAGTAAGAGCCTTTAAGAACTGCTCTCCAACTGGTGCAAGTGTTACCTTAAGATCTTCTATAGACTTTTTAAACTTATATGTTGTTGTATTTTCTATCTTGTCCAATTCTCGCTGTGACAGAATTGCTAACTCTTCTGTTGTTGCTTTTGTTAATCCCAAAACTCTGGCTGCCTGAGAGCCCTCTGCAGTTACGTTCTTAAATAGTGTTGAAAGTCTTGAAAACTGGAACTTTCCAAACAATTGCTCAATTGCTCTTGCACGATTAAGCGGATCTAGTGTATCTAAGGCTTGTGAAAACCCTACAACAGTTGCTGCAACATCTCCTTTATTTGCTTCAACAATACCTTTAATATTTATGCCAAGCCCTGCGAGCATCTTAGATGCTTTTTCAGATGGATTGATTAATGATGCTAAACCAGACTTAAGTGCGTTAGCGCCTTCTGATGCATTAATACCACCTTCCTTCATTGCTGTCAGGAAGAATGCAAGATCTTCAACATCTCCGCCCAATTGTTGAACCACTGGTCCAGCCTTTGGAATTGCAACTGTTAAGTCTTCAATAGATACAACAGTTTGGTTTTCAACTGCGTTAAGGAAGTCAATCTTTTTTGCTAAATCTTCTGCTGCTACACCAAATGCATTTGTAACAG